AATTGAAAGACTTTAAAAATGATAAATCTCCTAGCCTCAGTTGGGGAGGTGATTATTCAAGTAATATAGCTACTGTAGCTATCTATAGTCAAAACTATTTGTTCTTAAAGCATATCTTGAAGCTTGAAAAACAAAATCAAGAAATTATTGAGCAAAATCAACAAATCATTGATTTACTTGCTAAAATTGAAAGCAAACAATAAAACACCTTTCTACATGGTGTTTTTTATATAAACCAAACATCTTAATAACAAATCCCCAAAACCCACAAACCTTTACTAATTTCATTACATAACAGCATGACTTTAACTCTATCTACTTTATTGTTTTCTTATCATTTATAAGATATAATTAATTCATAATACAACAGAAAGGAATACATTTATGATAGATAAAAAAAAATTAACACATGCTAAAGAATATATTGATAATCTTGGTTTAAATGATCTAGATGTCGATGATACTGAAATGATTACCAATATGTTATGTGCAAAATATTTGAAAGAGTTTAAAAATGATAAATCATTTAGCCTCAAAGGTGTGGGCTATTATGAAGGTAATTTAGCCACTATGGCTATCTATAGTCAAAACTATTTGTTCTTAAAGCATATCTTGAAGCTTGAGAAACAAAATCAAGAAATAATTGAACAGAATAAACAAACTATCAATCAAAACCAACAAATCATTGATTTACTTGCTAAAATTGAAAGTAAACAATAAAACACCTGTATGGTGTTTTTTATGTTAAACCTATATCTTAATAATAAATCTCTAGAATAAATAAACATTTTTTCTAATTAATTTCATTGCATAATAGCATGACTTTAACTCCATTCCTTTTATTGTTTTCTTATCATTTATAAGATATAATCAATTTATAATACAAAAGAAAGAAGGAATAACATTTATGTTTGGAAAAAAAGAACAAAAAACCATTCAGGAACGTCTTAATGACCTTGGTTTAAATGATCTAGATGCTGATGATACTGAAATGGTAACTAATATGTTATGTGAAAGTTTTTTGATTGATTTTAGAAATAATAAAACTCTAAATTGGGGAGATACTAGTGATAGCAAAAATGCTGCTGCTTCATTAGCTATGTATAGTCAAAACTATTTGTTCTTAAAGCATATTTTAAAGCTTGAAAAACAAAATCAAGAAATTATTAAATTACTTACTGAAATTAGAGATAAGCAATAATTGATATTGTATTGAAATAAACACCACTTTCGTGGTGTTTATTATTGATAGTTATTAACAAGTGAACTCATCCAAACTTTAGCTTTGGCTTGTTCTTCTTGTATGGTTAATTGAAGTTCTTGCTCTTTTTGTTGTTCTGTCATTGCATATGGCTTTGATGGATAAGATATTGCTTGTTGCCCAGATTTTCTACAGAACACATTATAGAGTGATGATGATATTGCATCATAAATATACATACCTTGTAACCACATATGTGAATTGTATCGATCTTCTTTGATTTCATATGCTTGTCGGTAGAATTTTGTTAATTCTACATCTTGGAGATAGAATTCATCATAAGTCATACCAATGGATAAATAATAAGGCAAGACTTCTTTAAATATTTCTGTATAAGTTTTGTTGGAAAGAGAATTCTCGTTGTCTAAAAACTCGCCTTCCAACTTATTGCGTTTTTTGAATTATCCTCTTCAAATAATGTATTTAATGTATCTGTTGCCATTTCTGATAACTTGTTATACATTTCAGATTTATTTGTAAATAAGTGGAAGATTTCTTCAACTTCCGCTTTTTTAATGCGTTTATGATGTGCATAGAATGCATATTCAAACAATTTAGGTAAAATGGTTACTGGTTTTTTATTCATATCTGCTAATACGATACCATCAGCTTCCATCTTTTCTAATGTTTTTCTTGTATATTCTAGTGTATAATCGACATCATGATATGTAAATTGAATTGTTTTAGACATTGATCATTTCCTCCTATTTATCAGTAGATTTTGCTTGCCAAGTTGGGGCATTTGTTGGTGTAATATATAAGTTTGTTTCTAAAACTGCATTAACTGCCATAGCAGGTAATCCCATTGCACTTGGTTGCCCTGTAAAATAAACTGATTTTTCTAAACCTGGATGTTTAATTTCAAACCATACAGCTTTACCTGATGCTTTAGCTGTTTTATAGGCTTCTACTAATGTATTCCAAGCTGTTTCTAGATCTGGTGTAAAGTTAGCTAAGAAAGCTAATGCTCCACCTAAGTCTTTTAACCCTTCTACATATGTTTTAAATTCTGTTTGACTTAAGTCAGTAGTTTCTAATGTTTCTGGAGATGGATTCATCTCAGGAACACTTTTGATATTTGGAATTTTAATATAACCTGTTGTAGGTCTTGTTCCAACTGTAGCTTCTACAGCATAATTAACTGTTACTCCAGCTGTACTCATAGCAATATTTGACATAATTTTTTCCTCCTTATAGTGCAGTCTGATACTGCATCAATCTTTTTAATTCAGTTTCTTTATCTTGTGTATCTAATCCACAATAAGTTCTCATATATCCTAATTGTTGCATAGCTTCATCAATGCTTACCATTATTTCTTTGATTTCTTCCATTCCTGTTTGTGATTGAATCTCTATTTCATATTCTTCGATATTGCTTGTTTCTATATCATTGAATGTACGACTATTGTTAAAAACATAGTTATCTGTTTGAACTAAAGAAATAACAGGATATGTTGATTGATAAAATCTTAATTTTTGATTTGTTGTTTGAATGTCTTTAAATTTATCTTTTAATGTTTGACTAACAAATGTATAAACTTGTTGTTCATGATCTCTCATTGATTAGACACCTCCTTTTATATAAAATTGTTTTTAAACATCTTTCTCTTTATGAGATGAATATAATAACCTTAGTTACCGACTTGATGTTTATATCATGAATTTTATTGGCCAATTTGATTCATATCAAGAAAGGCATCTCTTTGCCTTTTCTTGACACTATCATCTTAACACCTCTATAAGGGATATTGCTAGATTCAAGAAAGGTTCAAAAAAGGTTCATATGTTTATAAGATTTTTAAAAATATTTCTTATCCTATATCAATAGAATGGTTTGATGCTCCTAAAACGTTTGATCATAAATTTATTTTAGGATCTATCTTAATCAAATATATAAGTAAATATGGAATAGGCACTACTCATTGCCTATTCCATATTTTTCATATATTTTTCATAAAATTCTTGATTAACTTTTTCTAGTGTTGGCATCTCCTGATCTTGAAGGAATGGTGCTAATGCAAGACATATTTCAGGTAACTCCCTTTTGTAAGTACTTATGCTGATATAATACTTATCTTCTAATTTTTGTATCATTTCTGCATATGTAAATGCATCAAGATAAGTATATATAATTTGTCTTTGTCTTGAAGTAAGCAAAACTGTACATAACAAAAAATTATCAATATGTTGACTAAATAGTGTTATTTTATTTGATAGTAACTCTTTTCTTTGTGTATAATCATTCAACCACGTAATTTGTGAAACAGGTGTTCCACGATTTTCTTCTAATGAAGGAGAATGTGGCTCTGGCAAATCATTATATTCTTCTATTAAATGAAACTTCTCCCTTTTTAATTCTCTAATTGTTTTAAGATATTCTTTAACATATTTTATTTCACTTTCTAAAATCATAGAGTATTTCATCTTCTCATCATACTCCTCTCTTCTATAACATTCATATAAGCTTTAGATAAAATTTTTTTATATTTTTCATATACTTTTGTTGTTAAACATATTTTTGATAATTCTTGTTTATAAATACTAACACTGAAACAATATTTATCTTCTCATTTTTATTTCATATGGATTTCCTCCTTTCCTACTACTATAAGTACAATTATTAATTTACCACTTTTTCAAGGTAATAAGCGAATTTAGTATCATTTTAACTAATTTAAGTGCTTTTTTTTCAAAAAACACTAATAAAGTCATTATTTCTTGACTGTTTTCTTTTAATAAATAACACTCTATACAATTAAAAATTATTCAAAAATATCATGTCATCATACATCAATTTATACATATGATCATCAATATCCAATTAATAATATCTATCTGTAATAAGTATCATGTTTAATTATAACTTACCACTT